ATTGTAGATTTATCTTTACATGTAATTACAAGAATAGAATTATTCCACCATTACATTCTAGAACTACAGTTATAGATTTTTCAATAACACCAACACAAAGACCTCAACTTGCACAACAGATGTTGTCAAGATGTAAGAACATTTGTGAGATAGAAAAGATTGAGGCAGACCCTAAAGTCCTTGCAGAATTAATCATGAAGTTCTTCCCCGATTTCCGTAGATGTCTCAATGAGATTCAACGTTACGGTGTAAGTGGTGTAATTGATAGTGGACTCATCTCAACCTTATCGGAAGAGAAGTTAACACCACTGGTCGATATGATTAAGTCAAAGAACTGGTCGGCAATGAGGAAGTGGGTTGGAACTAATTCCGACAATGACTTCAATACATTATTCCGAAAAGTTTTCAATGCACTTGAAACTAAACTCGAACCACAATCAATACCAGCTGCAGTTTTAATAATTGCAGACTATCAATACAAAGCAGCTTTTGCAATGGACTCAGAGATTAACTTTGTTGCATGTCTAACAGAAGTCATGGGAGAATGCAAATTCAAATGATTGATGTAGTGATGTTACTACTTGCAATTACAGTCACCACTTGTTGGTGCCTAGGATGGGGGATTAAAAAATGAGTGAATACGATTCAGTAGTAGACAAACAAAGACGATTACTTCTCGCAGAGGAGTGGTCTAACAAGGTCAAATCCCTTCACGCACATTCCTTAAACTCCTGCTGGTACGACACTAGGGGAAACGATGGTTCAGTATTGGATATTGAATACAACAACGGTGTCGTCAAGAGAGAGATTAGAGAGACAGGTGAAATTGTTTTCTTTGGTGAACCTCTTTATGGTGATGACCTACTCAATTCATTTTCTGCTGTAACAGGTAAGTAATGAACCCTAACAAACGAAATCCTTTTGACTTTGTTAAGTCGGTCTCTTCCGACAAAAAAGATATCATGGTTGATGATATCGAAGAGAAAGCATATCAACCATTCCTTATAAACAAATCTTTGTCTTACCACCAAGATTCTGTTTTCTTTACTAACGAAATGAACTGTCGCCACGGTCTAGACAATCGTCTTCAATACGTATTTTTCCTAAATACTTTACGAAAACGACAGAGATTTTCAAAATGGGCTAAACCATACGTTAGTAAAAAACTCACTGTCGTAAAAGACTATTATCAGATGTCAACAAGAGAAGCAAAAGAATTGTTTACTCTATTGTCTGATAAAGAAATACGTGAGTTGAAGAACAGAATGAATATTGGTGGTAATAACAATGGATGATGGACAAGAAAAAATAGTAAAAGACCTCGTTGAGGTAACCTTCCCCGAAAAAGACGACTTCCTAAAGATTAGGGAGACACTTTCACGCATAGGTGTTGCATCTAGAAGAGACCAAGAGTTATTTCAATCTTGTCACATACTACACAAACGTGGTAAGTATTACATCACTCACTTCAAAGAGTTATTCAAACTCGACGGTAAACCCACTAACATAGATGAGTCTGATATAGGTAGAAGAAACACTATCTGTCAGCTGCTAGCACAGTGGAAACTTGTCACAGTAGTTACACCTTCTATGATAGAAGAACCAACTGCACCCCTTTCACAAATCAAAATTATACCTTACAAAGAAAAAACTAACTGGAAACTTACAACAAAGTACTCCATTGGTGGTACTAAATAGATAAATACTTCTGTTAACTTTAATAGGAGAAACTTATGTGGGATTTAATCAGTAGTATCTGGGCATTCATGTCAGCGATACCAGCAATCATATCTATATGTTCAGTCATTGTAATGATGACCGACACACCGAAGGACGATGCCGTCTGGGCGAAGTGCTATAAATACATAGAAGTCTTTGCACTTGCCATTGGTAAAGCAAAAGATAAAAATCCATTGTTGGATAAATAAATTAGGAGAACATTATGGACGGAATAGTTATAGTAGCAATACTCGCTGTTGCATTCTTGTTTTTCGCTGTCAAAGGTGACAAGAAACAAGCCGTTTCGAAACCAGCGACCAAGTCAACTCAAGAGAAACCAACTACCGTTGCAGACCTTAAGAAATTGACTAAGAATCAACTAGTAGAACTTGCAGACAAGAAGAACCTTAAGGTTAAGAAGTCTGGCTCCAAGGCTGCTGTGATTAGTGAAATCCGTGAACAATTGAAGTAACTCTATACGAGTTTGAAAAAGAGATGGAAACGTCTCTTTTTTTTAGCCCATGTAAGTGCTTACTAATAAAGAAAAAACATAAATAAATGCATGAATGATATATTTGTATTGATAGGTGAAGTGGGAGCTCCGATTGCTGGAAGTTTAGTAATGGGCTTTTTCATATTCCTTGTCATAAAACAAATACTTGAAGGTGTTGTTGATGATATCAAAACCCTTACAATGTTCTGTACATCCCTAGAGAATCGTGCAAGAACAATGTCCAATGAAATGATTAAGATAGATTTACTAGTCTCTGCAGCGTTAGAACTTAGACCCGATATAGACAGGGTTGCAAGAGCAGAGAACTTTATAGAAGACGGTAAACTAGATGTAAGGAGAGACTAAATGGAAGGTCTCGTTCAAGTAATATCTGATTACGGATTCCCAATTGTAATGATGGTGGGTCTAGGATATTTCATATATTTTATTTGGTGGTTCGTAGGTGAAAAACTAGAACCCGAGATAGAGAAACAGCATTTTGCATTGATTAAAGTTATTGACCAAGTCAGAATGTTAGACCAAGATTTAATCCGTTTACAGCAGAAAGTAAATGTGGTTCTCGAAATGAAAGAGAACAGCAAGAAGCAGGAGTCACAGAATGTTGAGAAAAATAGAAAGTAAATTGCACGTTGTAAGACTAATAATGTTGGTAACAGCATGTGGTCTTGGTATCAACTATGCCAATGCAGACGAGATAGTACACAAGTTTAAGAGTCCATCCTTTAATGGGATAGGGATATCTGCTCACTATTTGACTATAGAAAATCAAGAGAAGTCTAGACGTGATAAGATAAAACAAGATTTAGAAGATGCCATTGCAAAGGCAGACAGAGAAGCACAGAACACAACACTTGCAAAATTTTTAAGAAACGTAGAGAGCAGAATTTATGCTCAGTTAGCAAAACAGTTAGTAGAGAACATGTTCTCTAACGGAACAGCAGCTGCCTACGGTACTTTCGTAATGGAAGGTAATACAGTCACATATGAAAGGATGACTGGAGAGGATGGAGTAGACTTCATTCGATTAACGATAGTGACCGAGGATGGGACAACAACGATTTTAGATATACCAGTTGGTACAGGAAGTTTCTAAATGAAGCAATGGGCAATTATAGGACTGATAACGGTCTTGTTCACCACTGGGTGTGCAAGTATTCCGTCTATGACCGACAGTTGCACCTCTCTTGTAATGAGTAAGGTGGGTGAGTGCATTGAGAAGGCAGAAGTAGTAAATATACCTACTTATAAAGAGTTGTTACTGTTACCACCAGCAGATGTAATGCCAGTCGTTGCAGTCTACGCTTTCATGGATAAGACAGGACAACGTAAGAGTAAAGATGGAATTGCATCTTTCTCCACTGCAGTCACACAAGGAGCTGAATCATTTTTGATTGATGCACTTAAGACAGCAGGGAAGGGTAAATGGTTTAGAGTAGTAGAGAGAACAAGTTTAGATGCACTCGTAAGAGAGCGTCAAATCATTCGTTCTACTAGAGAAAGTTTTGCAGAACAGGAAGGTAATGAGGGTTCCCCAACAGGAATTCAACCCTTGCTCTTCGCAGGAATCCTACTGGAAGGTGGGATTATTGGTTATGATTCGAACATCGAAAGCGGTGGAAGAGGCGCAAGATACTTAGGTATTGGCAGTTCTATTTCATATCGTAGGGATGTTATCACCGTATCGTTGAGAGGAATATCAACTTTAACTGGTGAGATTTTACTGAATGTACAGACTCAGAAAACGATTCTAAGTACAGGTGGTGGTTATGATGTATTCCGCTTCGTTGATATGGATACGAAGTTAATTGAAATGGAAGATGGCAGAGCAGAAAATGAAGGTGTTACGAAAGCAACACGTTCAGCAATTGAACTTGCCGTTCTAGAACTAATATACCAAGGACACGATAGAAGTTTTTGGGTAATTAAAGATGAACATCGTCACCCCCATGGAACACATGGAAGAAACGAGTTACATTCAATAGGAGAAAAACATGAAGAATAAATTATTATTGATTATGTTAACATTAGGATTATCGACTACTGCATTTGCAGGAGCAGACGATAACGAAATATGGTTACAACAAAGTGGTACAGCCCTAACGTTGAACTTCACTCAGAAAGGTTACGGAAACAAAGTCGGTTTAGATAATTTCTCGGGAACATCTGCTGACATGATTCTTACTGGTGCAAACAACAGTTTCACACTAGTACAATTTGGTGATGTCAACAAACTATACGGCCCTTTCATTGCAGATAGTTCAACAGTAAATTTAACATTTACTGGTGGTTCGAACTCAATGGATTGGAACATAGGTTATCAAGGTAGTGCAGACAACTTAAACATGGCAGGTGCTGTAACAGGTTCATCTAACACGTTTGATATAGATGTCGGTTACACTGCATCAGCAGAATACTTAAACTGGGACTTAGTAGTAGGTGGTTCAAGTAACGTATTCACAACCAAAGTTGATTCGGATAATGCTGTTTGGAACTGGACTGTAAGTGGTTCATCAAACGACATTAATACCATTCAAGCTGACGCGACTGATAATAAAATCACTGCAATCTTAACTGGTTCAGGCAATGATATTGATATCATTCAGAAGAGTGGTTCAGATACAAGTTGTCCGAGTGGTCAATCTTGTAGTGGTATCATTGACGTATCATTTGTGACCTCTAATGCTAACATCGACATTATTCAGAAAGACGACAACGATAGTTAATCTCTTACTTATCAGTTCACTATCATATGGTGAACCGATAGGTCAGATTATCGAATACAAGGGTTCAGCTGGTCTTCAGAGAGACGGAGAAACTTCCGTGATATCTGCAACAGATGAATCCGATGTGCTGATGTATGATACAGCACAGACTCAGAACGGCAGAATGAAAATCCAATTCCAAGGTACGGAACAACTGGATTTAACAGAACATTCAAAGGTATGGATAGACGAGGTTTACTATGACCCCGACCCTTCAAAGTCCAAGATGGCCATTCGTATGGCACAAGGCACCGCTCGATTTGCTTCGGGTTTTGGTGGAAAGATTAAGAAAGCTAACATAAATATAACTACACCGACTGCACAGATAACAGTTAACGGCACCGACTTCACAACATCTATTGATGAAATCGGAAGGTCACTTGTGATACTGCTACCCGATAAATGGGGAGCTCCTTCGGGAAGTATCCTAGTTAGTAATGCAGGCGGACAGGTATTATTGGATGAAGCGTATCAAGCAACAATGGTTTCTACATACGATGATTCACCAACTAAACCAATAGTGGTTAATGGAATTACACCCAACTTGATTGACAACTTATTCATTGTCAGTCCACCCGAAGAGGTGAACAAACAGGTTGCAGAAGAACAGAGTAGTAAAGAGAACGATACAAGTAACGTTCTTGACGTGGACTTCCTAGAGTTTAATGACTTGGAAGAACAGTACTTTGAAGATGATGAGTTAGAATACACAGAGCTCGACAGAGATTTACTTGATGTCGATTTCTTACAAGATTTATTAGATGTAGTTTTAGACATTGACCGTAAGGTTGGTCTCGACAGACAACAATCTAATGCCTTCGGAGTGGTTCGTATTGACGGAACTCTGCCAGGCTTTGACAAAGACACACAATATTCTACTATTGTAGACAAGGGTCTTGGTCAAATATGGTTCTACAGGGAAGTTAATGGAATTATATCTATTAAGTTACCGATGTTTGCACAAGCATCTATTAGAACCATAACAGACGAAAAAGAGTCATCAATACAGGTGGGTGATGGTTCGTCTCTAAATATTACCATCACACAAACAAACTAGGAGAATATATGAACATATCAGAAAAATTCCGTGTATGGCATGAGAACCAAATCTTTGGAT